CTTAGCGTAGTGTACTAAAATTCTAGGTTCTTGTTGTGAATAATCAAAGCAACCCCATTTATGTTTTTCTTCTGGAATAAATATAGATCTAATCATAGGACCAATCTCAGGATGTCTTGCTGGAATTTGTTGTAAGTTAGGATTACTCATAGAGAATCTACCTGTAACAGTTCCACCCTGGTCTGATCTTATTTGATTTATATCTGCATGTATTCTACCCTTGTGTGCATGTTTAGTTATAGAATCTATAAAAGTTGTATGTGCTTTATTTATTTCTCTAGCATCTGCAATACAAGTTGCTAATTCATGTGGATGGTTTTGTAAAAAGTTTTTGGTAAAACTTGGTTCATTACTTTTAGCTGTTCTATCATAAGGTAATTTTAATTTATCAAATGCTTTTGCAATAGATCTAGCTGCATGTATCTCTACTTCTAACCCTGTTAATTTTTTAATCTTACTAATTATTTTAGCTTCTCTAGCCATAAGATCTTTTTTAATAAAAGCTGCTTTCTCAAGATCAACTCTTACACCTTTAAATCTCATATCAACCAAACAAGGAAATAAATCTGTTTCTAATTTAAATACTTCTGTAAGTTCTTGATTTCTAATTTCTACATTTAATCTTTGCCAAAGTTTTAGTGTAGCTTCCGCATCGCGCTCCGCGTACTGTCCAACAAAAAGCGCTGGCAATCGCCACATCTCCGCTTTAGGATCTAATCCATATTCTTTAGCAGCTTCAATTAAAATCTTTTCATCTTTACCTATACCTACATAAAATTTAGCTAACGTATTTAAAGCGTAACTCATTCTATTTTCATCTATAAGTGACGCGGCAATCATTGTGTCAACAATGTGGCCTTTTATAGACAGTCCTGCTGACCTTAACCAGCAGACATCATACATCGCATTATGAAATATAAAGGTAGTGTAATCTTGGTTTAATATTTCTTGTAACCAACCTAAAACAAGTTTTTTGTCCATATTCCCACCTTGTTCGTGTCCAATAGGATAATAGCCAGACCAACCGTCTACGGCCACCGCAACGCCAGCAATGTGGCCTCTACCAGTGACGTTCCCCGATCCGTATTGCTTTAATTGTGGGTCATTTGTCTCTAAATCTATAGCTATCTCTTTACAACCTTTTAAATCTTTTAGTTCGTCCGGCATTACCCACTCCGTATCGGGAGTAAATAAAGGCATTTGAGTATTTCTCATTAGTAATCCCTTTCGATTATCATATCAATATAGTGTTTAGCTTTTAGAAGGTCCTCTTTCCCACCTTTTTTTTTCGCTCTCACTATATATTTTATAGCGTTGCCTTCCGCGAAAAGCAACTTGTTTTTGTTTATAAACTCTGCTGGCTGAATGACATAATCTTGATAATGTGATCCGCCTACTTGCCTAGTTAACGATTTTTTTCTTTTCATCTTCATACTCCTTTATTGTTTCTTCTGTTGGATGATATACATCCACATGACAATGACATTCAGGACAATGTAAATTAGTTACAATATCATACATCTCACCTTCTTCTATATCATGGTCGCCACCCCATATTAATTCAGCGTTACAGTGCCAGCACTTCATAGTATATAAGCTCGATCAAATTTTTTAGGATCTACAATATGCAATTCACGCTTCGCTCTCGTCGCTCCAGTGTAGAATAATCTATGTAATTCATCTGGGTCATGACTAAACGTTTCTATGGCTGCACCTGTAATGTCCTGTAACAATAAAACTTTATCAGCTTCTCCTCCTTTTGCTCCGTGTATTGTTGACATTTTAATACGAGGATTTTTGTTTATCATCTCACCATTCGCCCTCATGTTACGAATGTAATTCTCTGTAATATTATCTAGTCCTTCAAATGAATCGTACCAAACTTTATCTGTAAGTAATCCATGTTGATCTTGACATTCTTTTAGCTTATACTTCGCGTCCGAATGTAAAGTTTTACCTTTTCGGAATCCCTCAACAACACTAGATCCTAAGTATTCATATATATTCTTTATTTCTATTGTATTTAATTGACTACCTTTACGCCAATGTTCCCAGTTATTAAGAGCTAACAATAGTTTTAAAGATACAGAATTAATTCCCTTACATTGATAGTACCAACCTTGTAGCTCGCAAAGGTCCTTTGCGTCATCTAAGAAATAATTGGCAGAAGATAGTACTAACCATTCTCCTTCTTTCATATCAACTTGAGTTATGTCAGAATATCTTTTTAAAATTCCTATCTCTTCTCTAGGTTTATATTGTTTATCAAATCTGTTTTGTACTTTACTTATAATTTTTTGTGATAATTCATGTATAGGCCCGCCTGGTATTCTGTAAGATTGATCTAAAGTTTTAATATTATCTACTTCTTCTTTTAAAGCTATAAAGTGATCCACATCCGCACCAGCCCATTTAAAAATTGCTTGGTCATCATCTCCTGCTATGTAAGTTTTCTCTGCGTTAGTCCATAAAGTCCTAACCATTTCCCATTGTATTAAAGATAAATCTTGTGCTTCATCTATAAATAATACTTTAAAGTTAGGATTCTTTTTTAAAGCTATGTAATCTTCTAATAAGTCTGTAAAATCTTTTAAACCTTTTTCTTTTTTAAATTTTTGTAATTGTTCTGATAATAAGAATAAAGTACTTCTCTCTATATCTATTATGTTTTTTCTAGAATCATAGTATTCTAGTAAGTCTTTACGCTTAACCCTGGCTGTATTAATAATAGTTAAGTACTCATTGTCTGAATTAAATGTACCATCCTCATCAGAATATTTAGCTGTTTTAATTGGTAAACCACATTTTTGTCCAAACTCTTTATAGTCTTCCGGCTTCATCATCTTTTCTTTAGTCATACCTAATTCACTAAAAGCTAATGAATGCAAAGTTCTAAAGTTTTCTAAATCAGTATCTGGATCTAGATTAAATTTTTCCGCAGCTCTTGATGCTGCTTCTTTAGCTGCCTTCTTTGTAAAAGAAAAATAACCTATTTGTTTAGGTCTAATCCCTTGTTGTAGGAATTGATCTACTAAATTTAATAATGTTGTTGTTTTTCCCGTTCCCGGTGGTCCTAGTATTATTGTTTTCATATTTTTTTAATTTCCTTTCTGCCTGTTGTAACTTTAAAGTTTTTTTATCAAGTTGTTTTTGTAAATCTTCTATAATCATTCTAAACTGTAAATGATAATTAATTCCTATCTTCATTAAAAATCCTCCTGTTGGTATTCAACTTTAGAAACACTTGCTTCTATCTTTTTCATTGTTTTAATTTTAATTAATCTTGGCTGTTGTTGTTTAATTCTAGTTCTTTTTTCTTCAACAAATATATCCTCATGATATCCCTGTTCTTTAGTTAAACTTTTAATTAAGTTTCCAGTTTTAATTTTATCTATGTCCCAATTGTTTTTCTTTAAGAAAGAATAAAAATCTTCTATTCTAAAATATGTAAATTCTTTTTTATCATCTGTGTATGGAAGTTTATTAAATACATCATCTAATGTTCTTGCCGCTTGTCTGTTAGTTGTCCAGTCTTGAAGTAAACTTGTAAGTTCGTTAGTAGGGTTTAAAGATTCTAAAGGTTCTATCGTTTGTAAACCATTATCTAATAAAGGTTTTAAAAAATGTTGTTTCCAATCTTTAGGTTTTGGAATAGGTATTACTAAATTAGCCTGGTCTAAACATGCAATAGCAAACAATGCCGGGCTATAAAGTTGTTCTGTTTTTAACTCAATTCTTTTTTCATCTACATTTAAAAACCATTGAGGTGGTGTTGATGTATATTTTGTTAAACTTCCTAACACTGGCATTTCTTCTTCTCCGTATCCTACACCATATCTTTTAGTTCTACATAAACCAGACTGACATACAGAATTTATAGGTGCATCTTTACATCTATACTTGTCATAACCTTTTCTATTTACTGATTTAATTAATTGTTGAACCTCACTGTTACTTAAAGCTGGTGTCATATATTTAATGTTAGCTTTTACAATTTCATCTTCCCATGTATCTGGGTTTGCTTGTTTATAATAAACTGCAATATTAAATAACGCATTATTTCTAGACCCCTCACCAAAACCTGTTGATGCTAATTTGTTTAAGCAAGGAGGTCCTAAAGAAAAAGCTTCTTCTATTTTTGTTTCTTTAATTTTAATTTCTTCAACTTGTTTTTTTGTGCACGAAAAAAAATCATAGAGCTGATAAAATTCCTCAAGTGTACAACACTCGCCTTTATCATTGATTGCATATCGTAATCCTTTCGTTCCATTATAGTAGGGTAAATTTAAAAAATTACCTGTATCCCCACGTTCTACAAGTATTTCTGTTTGTTTAGGAAAGATCTCACAACCTTCATAACCTAAAACTTTTGACATTTGTTTTAATTTAGATTGCATCAAAGATGCAGGAATATTTTCTTTAGTAAATAAAAATACGTGAGCCCCACCAGATTTAGAACGACAGACTATTAAGGGGAGGTCAAGATTTCGTATGCTTTGAATGAGCTTGCTGTGATCAAAATTATATTCATCGATATCAATACAACCCCACCTACACGTATTATCTTCTGTAATAGGGATAATTCCGAGAGCCGGA